GTTTTAATAAAGGTATAAGATTTGCATAATATTTTTCTGGATCTAAATATAAGTCTTCTAAATTCTCTTCTGAGAATGCAGTTTTAGGAGAAGGTATACTACCAGGATATCCAGAAGTTCTATCTCTATTTAATTCTTTCAAGTCAGAATTTGAATTATCAAAGAAGTCAAAGTTAAAATCATAGATATCATATCCACTAAAATAACCCCAAGAAAGTTTAAATTCCGAATAAATGCTTAAAACACCAGAAAGTTTATTTTTAATCTTATGTTCTAAAATAATCTTCTTATATTCGGAATTAATCGTTCTAGAATCTGTTACTTTGTCTATAACTTTATTGTAGTTTCCTGAACCATCTATGAAATACTCTCCGATTGAAACTTGGTCTTCATCATCTAAATTAATATAAATAGATTTGTTTTTTTCGTTTCCACCCTGTAAATAATATGCAGTCTTGGTACTTAAAAAGCTAGAACCAATATTTAAAATATTAGAAGTGTCTTCTCCAAATTCTATTTCTAAGAATGGAGCATTTGAATCTGTAAAAAAGAATCCAAAATTATTTAATTTATATCCTTTTATAGGTGACTTAACGTATATTGTTTCACCATCTATTAAAGTTTCAAATCTAGTATTTTCAGTTATAACTTCTGAAATAGCATTAGCAATATTCTTATTAGTTCCTAAATTAGAAAAAGACTTAACATTTGTTCTAGCCTTTAATATCGTGTTATCTGCGTAAAATGTATTTGCTGCAGTATTTACTGGATAAACATTTCTTTGTATCGATAAAAATGTAGGAGTATTATTTAAACTTATAAAACTATGGTCTTCCTCCATACTAACAACATCTTCAAATACATCTATATACCATATATTATCTTTAGAATTATATTTTTGCAATAAAGAATATTTTGCAAAAGTTCCTATTGAAGGCCATGCTGCTATAATATTAAGAGAAGTCTCTTCAGAAGTAGCTCCTGAAACTGCTGTAAAAGAATTTGAAAGATTATCTTCAATTGTTATTATTTCTCCAGCTGTATTTTTATTTATAAATATAGAAAAAGACTGTTTCTTTAAATTTACAAGAGTAAAATTATCGTTGTGATTTGGAGTTCCAACAACTTTTAATTTTAGGAAATCTCCTTCTGCTGAATCATTTATAAAAGACTCTACATTTCTATCAGTTCTCTTGATTCCAAAAAAGTCAGAATAATCTTGATTGTTAGAGTCTATTTTTATTTCTAGTTTAGATATATCCCAATCAACTCCATTTTTAACATTATGATATCCTCTTGCTGTTTTTACCCAGCCCAACATTGCTTTATCTTTAAAAAATTCAGAATAAGGAAGTGACCAATAATCTGCATTAGTTGTAAAGTCTAAGTTATGGCTTATTTCTGAAAAAGTAACAGTATCATTTATTAATCTTTTTACTTTACCTTCTCCTATATCATGAGAGTCGACATATAAACCAAAATATCTATTGATAGAATACTCTTCAGCTTCGTCATCATTAAACATAAACTCAAGATTGAGTAGATTTGCACATGCAATACCATTTCTAGAAAAACCTGAAGTAATGAAATCATTGTATTCTATAACTGGTTTATCAGTATCTAAAGTATCTCTATATTGATATTCACCCTTACTTACAAACCCACCTTTCTCTAAATCAATTCCATTATATAAAGTTTTTTCATCTTGTTCAAACGAAACTGTTAATGGCGATTTTGGAAAATCTTCGGAATTAACGTGATTTCTTACGTATGTACCTATGTTACTGTCTTCTGATAAATCTATAGTTTTTATTAGAGTAGCATTAGTCATGATGTCATTTATTCTATCTGCATTATTAGAATAATTTATGGAGTCTGCATCTAAAGGGTCTTTTATTCTAAAAATTAAAAACTTAGAAGGTACTTTTTTATCTAACCATATAGGTGCAAATATTTTAAACTCTGAATCATATAGTTTAGAAAAGTTAGAACTAGTTCCATAATTATAAGTTTCTTCAAACTGCTTAGAAAAATCATCAAGTATAGAAAAATCACTGTACTCTCTTTTTACATTAAATGCTAACTCTAAAGGTGTTGAGTTTTTTATCCAAAATCTAGAAAGGTCATAAGAATACTTGCCATTTTTGCTGACTCTCTTCTTCTTATATTTAAAATCAGATAGCTGTTCAGATGCATCAAAGCTTTCTAAGAATAATTCATCATCCTCTACTACAATCTTAACATTAGTAGAAAGTTTTGGGTTTGTTCTTAGAATGGGTCTAGATATAAAATCAGATCCATTATTAACTTCAATATCCGTTCGAATACTTCTAGGCATTAACTATTTATATTTTTAGTTTTACTAATTATATATCTCTTTAATATACGCCTTAAGTTCAGAAATTATATAGTCTTATTAAGAGTTACAGCTTTGATATTATTAAGATTAAATCCTTTAGGTTTGTACTTAGCAAAAACTTCAACATCGAAAGAAAATTGGTTTTCATTCGAATCAAATAAATCTATACCAATTGTTTTTGAATACGTCAAGTTATTTATTTGAGAAGTATTTAAACCACCAATTCTACCACTTGAAGTATCAACTCCTCCTGCAGATGTAGTACCAAAATAATCTGTCATTCTATATTGAAAGACGACATCTAAAGTTAGATTAGGAGCTTTAGCAGTTGTAGAATTTACTTGCTTCTCATCTAATTTACCTATTTTTCTTTTACCGAATTTATTATCACCATCTACTTCTAAACTTCCAATTCTAGTTGGAGATACAAAAAGATATGCACCGCACGATTTACCTCCTAGAAGATATTGGTCATTGTCACTAAAAGACATTTTCATACTTCTTTGGTATGATGAGTCATTATCATATCTATATGCGTTCTGTAAATTAGAGAATGCTTCACTTTCTTGTAAAGTCGCTAATTGACTCATATTAGTATTTCCTGGAGCGAAACCTGGAGTTCCTATTTGAGGATGGTCTATATGAACATAAAGACTATCATCATAATCCCCGGATGTTAGTGACCCAAGTGTTACAACTCCAGTTGAACCGTCCCATATAAAGTCAGAACTTGGTGCTCCTACAGAACCAGCTCCTGCAATACCAAAGTATTCGAATCTATTTGAGTTATTAGTTAAAGTAAGGTCTGTTCCATTAAGATAATCTAAAGGAGCAACTGCATAAAGTGGGTTTTCACCAGAAACATCCATATATCTGCTATAAATAAATTGACCTTTTCTCTGTGCTGATTGAAAAGGCGATGCATTATTGAAAATTTCAGCAGCTGCCTCGGCACTTGACATATTTTGATATTGTATTGGCACTAAGTCATATTTAGCCTCTACTGTATAATAAGTATCATTTTCAACTCTTGATGCTAATGTTGGTGATGGTGTAACAGCAAAATCATTTGTTCCCATTTCAAAATCAACTTCAGTTCCAGTAGAAGAAGAATGATAAACTGCATCGGATCTTTTACCAATAACTCTAGCAACTAATTCTAAATCTGTCGCTTTTGTATTTTCTAATAAAAGTTTAAAAGTCTTAGTAACAATATGACCTTTTTTAATATTTAAGTCTGCAACCTCATCAACATAATATCCAGCAAATACTTTTGCTGTTTGGTTAGCTTCTATCTGAGTAGTAGCTCCTTCTTCATCAACTAAAGTAACTGTTAATTCTCCTTCTGCATTTTCTATAACTCCTCTAAGAGTTTCTATTTCTTTTTGAAGGTCTATTAATTTATCAAATAATGTTATTGGTGTTTGCTCTCCAGATAAGAATCCAGAATTAATATCTTTGGCGCCATGTGCAAAGTATTTTTCGTTAGCAATAACAGATTGTGCAATATGCTCATAAAAACCTTTAGATTCTAATTCATCTAATAATTTTACAAATGTAGTTTCTTTAGAATTTTCTTCAATTAAATTAACTATATTTGTAGTATCTAAAAGACCTTCTGGAAAATCAATTTTAGTAATTTCACTCCAATCAGATTCTAAAGGGTTAGAAGGATATCCTGCTTCAGAAATAGATTTTATTCTTATTTCTACACTTTCTCCTAAATTAATTGGAATATCTAATTGGTTAAAGTTTATTTCTTGTCCATCTTCAACTGATTCAGAAACCCAAACATATTTACCTGTTACAGAATCTCTAAGTCTTTTTCTAACAGGGGTTTCATATTGATTCCAATTAGAAAAACTTGCTGTTGTAGTTTGTCCATTTGTTTCAAAAGGAATTTGCTCTATGTTAGAAGTTTTTCCGCTAGATGAAACATATCTATATTGAATCTTAAATTGAACTATTTCTTGTGGTAAAGTATCTTCGTTATCTTTTGCTTCTGGAATAGCCCAAAAACCTCTAACTCTATATTTTGCACTGATATCAGCTATACCTTGGTCAGTACTAATACTTTGAATTTGATTTACTATTGAAGTATAAAGTTTTGCTTCTCCACTTCTTTTTTCAATTAGAGAGTTAAGATTATTTTTATCTTTATTTTGCTCTATTTTAGAAGTGTATTTCTTAGTTGCTATCTCGGATCTTTTATTTGAAATAGTATCATCTAATTTTTTAATTGATTCTAAAACAGTAACTTTATCACTTGATAGTTTTTTGATAGAATCGAATGCATCATTAGATGTTAAGTGAGTATTTACTTGAACTACTGAAAAATTACCTGGTAATAATTCAACTGGATCTGGAACAATTCCTACAGTTGCAGGTGGAATGAAATCTTCTTTAAGTGATTTAATAAATTGTCCGAAATCAGCTACATTATTTCTATAATATGCTGCTAAAGTTGAAGTACTTCCATCAACCTCTTCAATTGTTAATTCGTTTGAATAGAACCCAACACCAGGTGACCAGTTTTCTGCTATAATTTTAGAAGAAGGGTCAATTGCTTTAAAGAACACAATTTGTCTTTCATTAAAACCTACATTAATACTTAGGCTTACTGAATCTTCTAAATTTTTATAAATTTTTAAAACATCAGCACCAATAGATACAGAGTCAAATCCTTCTATCAGCTTTAACTCCAGTTGACTTGTACCTGAATAAATGTTAGTTATCTCATACCTTGTGCTATTGTTACCAGAATTAACCAGAAGATTATCTCCTATACTTAAAAGCTCGGTATCTTTTAGTGACTTTTCCCCATCACTATATGTTAATTTATTAAGTGTAAATAGTTTTACGGTTCTTGTAACATCTTCTCCATCAACTTGAAAAGTTCTAGATACATTTTCTACATTGATAACATCAAACCCACCATAATATTGAGTAGATTTAAAAGGTAAATCTCTTACTTGCTCATCAATTGTTATATTTACACCATCTGAAATAATATCACCAAGAGCAGTTTCATAATCTAACTCTTCTAAATTTTTGTAATTGTCATCAAAATAAGAAGGTGCAAAATCATCTTCAGCTGGAAATATAAATCTTTTAACTAAAACCCTTTCAGTATCAGTGTCAATTTGACCACTAACATTAAATTTTACAGTTAATAAAGGGTTAAGAAAATCTTCAAAAAAGTCATTATCTGTAGTTTCAAAAGAAGTTGGTAAATCAATAACCTCTAAATCATTTGCAGGTGTCTTTAGTTTTTTAGTGATAACTCTTTGAAAGCTGCCATCAGGTAATTGAACTGTTGCATTTGAAGTACCAACACCACTAAGCGCTTTGATATTGTTTTCAAGTCTTTTCATTTCTTTATTTAAGAAACCAAAAGAAGGTATTTGATAAGTCTTTATTGTAGTATTACCATCCTCGTCTGGAGTACCAAATAAATCTATGGAAACTGTTATTGATTCATCTTGAGTTGTTACTGCTTGATTAATTCTTTCAAAAGTTTCTAAAGCATTTGTGTTCATTTGAGTGAACTGTCTAATAACGCTATTTAATGAGTTTTGTGTGTCCATTTATTCTTATCTTATTATATCAATTTCGAAATCATAACTAGCAGCATTTACGCATACTATTTCAAAATAAGGGTTATCGCTCAATTGAGCATCTGATAAACTTCCAATTTGTGTATTATAATTGTTTAAGTAATTTGTCCAAATATTTATTGAATATCCATTCAAATCTAAATTTTCAAAAACAACTTTAAAACTTTGACCATCTGACCATTTAATAAGTTTATCGTCTAAGTATATATTGATATTTGTATCAGCACTTCCGGAAGTAACTTTTCCTGCTAATCTTAACTGATTTGAAAAATCTTTAATTTGAGTCCAAATACCATAAGTTGAAGATTGTGTCGGATCGTATTGAGACGCCGCTGAAATTTCAGTATATCTTGTCAATGTGTTTTCGTTAAATCTATAAGGTCTATTTAAAGAATATCCTTTTAAATTATTATTGACTTTTATTTTATTTGGTATACTTTTATCTAAAAGAATTCCATTTCCAGCAGCCAATACATCAGTGTTATATTGAACCTCTGTAGGAATAGTTCCATCAACTATCTGATTGATTCTATTATTAGCGCTTGTGATTAAGCTGAGTAAACTGTCTGCATCAGCAAGGTTTAGTGAAGCATTTTCTAAAGAAGATTCTAATTCGTTTAACCTGCTAATTATTAAATCAGTTCCTTCTGTTGTTGCTATTAAGTTTTCAACCTCATCAACTCTTGAAGAAATTGTGTTATATCTAATATTAGCATCTCTTAAAATCTTAGTTGCTTGCTCTAATGAACTTGTCGTATCCATAAATAAGTCCATTGAGAATGTCGTAAAGTCATTTACGTTTACTTCAACCCCAACATTATCTAAAGATGAATTAAATTTAAGATTTAATTTAAGACCAAATGCATTACCATTTAAACCAGTAATTTCATTAGGTTTGTATTTTACAATTTCAGGAATATATGAACTACTTGCTGCACCTGGATTATCTTGTGGGTTATCTAGTATTAAGATACCATAAAGATTTGTTGACCTGTTAGAAGGTACTGATTTGCTATAAAGGTCATAATAAATTAATACAGCATTAAATCTAAAATCTTGACCAGTTTTTGCAAAATCTTCTAAAGTTTGTAATGTTGAAGAATTTACAATATTAGCATAGTTATCAGCCTCCCAATCAATTCCATAATTAGAAGATGTTGGTCCTACTAAATATTCACCAGAAGCGACATCAGCAAGAGTTTCAGTATCTAAGTTTATATCTGGATGCGTTGTTCCAGCTCTACCATTAATATCAGCCTCTCCTAGAATAGAAGTTTGTGTAGTATTATAGTTTGTATTATTGAATAAAATAGTTGGTGTGTAACCTATGCTAGATGGTACATTTATAAAAACTTCTTGATATGCTTGTCCTTTATAGTTGATATCATTTCCAACATCAATAGTACCTAAATATTTTACTACTCTTTCATAATCTGTCCCAGTTCCAGAAGCATTAAATTCTTCTGTAGAAAAACCAACATTTGCAGCTTCATTAGAATCGGCAGTTTTGAATCTAATTGCTCCGGTTTTTTCCATCCATTTAAAAAATATCTTTTCTGCATCTGAACTAAAAAGAGTAGAATCAAAATCATCATCTTGTAAAAGTAAATCTTCCAAGTTAAGTGCATAATTTTGAAAAGTTTTAGCAAATTCTACAGCAGCGTTAGAAGAAGGAACGTAAGCCGCTCCTGAATAATCTATTAATGAATCAAACTGAATTGTATTTTCTCCACTCGAAGGTGCTTGAAAATTAGGCAAATCTAAAAGAGCATACTTTGAAAAGTCAAATTCAAGGTCTGCATTATTAAATGCCCTTGTTAAATCTCTTGTTCCATTTGCGAAGGCATACATTGTGCCTCCTTGTACTTGTGGTATTCTTACTAACGGTGTAGCCATTTACTTATTGTTTTTATTAAGATATTGTAACGCCATGAGAACCTACAACATACCAACTAGAACCTAAGTATCTTAGTGATAATGTACTCCCTACGCTGTTTAATGTAATATTAGTAGCTGCTGCGACGCTTGTTGCATCTACATCTCCTGCAACTCCTGCTATTAATGTAATTTCTTGACCTTCTGAACCTGCAACTAATGTTAATGCGACTGTACAATCAACAAAATAGTTATAATCTGTTAATGTAGCTGGTAAGGTTGCTGAAGGTGTTGCGATATCCTGATAAGAACCAGACTTTATTACGCTTCCTCCCAAATTACTTTCGCCAGTATTGTCAAGTGAAGTTGAACTTAATGTTGCTAGAGTAGTAGCACCAGATACAACTAATGAAAGTAAATTTGCATTAACTCCCGTTAATGTGTTTGTTGTCGGATCTAATAATGCTTTGATGTCTACTATCTCATCTTGTAAAGCATTAAAGTTATCATTAAGTGTCGTTCTTGACGAAGATAATGAATCTGTTCCTAAAATTTCTATAACTGCCATTTTTTATTGTTTTTTTATTTTACGTTTATCATATTTCTTTCGATACTATTCTTATTACCGTTACTGTCTTCCAATTCTAAGGATATTCTATAAGAACCTTGTTTTTGAAATAAGTATGGTAACCACATATTATCATAATATATATCACTGTAATCTGCGTTAGTATCTTTATATATTTTCCATACTGGATTTTTAATACCAGGCATCTGAGTTTTATCAACTGAAATAGTTACATGTGTAGACCTTTCAATATCAGCGCTGCCATTTATAATACGAACACTATCAAATGTTGGGTTATAAGAAGTAAAATGAACTTCACCTATAATTAGACCATTTGCCGTACCAGAACCTATGCTGAAATATACACTATCAAAGTCATATGAATAAGAATAGTTTTTACCTACACCTAACATAAAATTAAAAGTATCTACCGCACCGTCGTTATTAGTATCTTCAAATACTGGATTGTAATTAAATTTAGAAATTATTTCATCTGTTGATGCGTTTAATTCATCAGCAATTGCTTGCCATCCAGCAATGTCTCCAGTACCGGTTGGTGTGGAAGAAACAATAGTATGATATCCAATTTTATTTTCTTTTGTAATAGGATCGAAATGCTTTATTGTTAAAACATTACCTTGATAAGCATCTGATATTTTAAAACTAGCTGCTAAATCTGAACCTATTCTAGTTGAATTCCACCAAGCATGTTTAAAATCATTCCACCTTACTTCATCAATTGCATCCCATGTATATGGTCCTGTAGTTTCTCCATAACCTGTTAAATTAGAAGGGTCATTGTCTATAAATCTTCTAACCGTTGAAAATTGCTTTCCTTGAGATTCATCATATAGATAATTATTTCTATCCATTGTAAGATATAAACTTTGAAAACTATCTCTAACTTTTTCTAAATTTTCAGTAGGCAAATCCCAATATCCTCCAGTATTATCCCATGAAGTTTTCCATTTTCTCCAATCAGTATTTTCTTTCCATTGATAAATTCCATACAATTCAATAGGTTTAACTTTAACGTTAAATACATCTTGTTTTTTATGGAAACTTGTAAAACCATTTAAGTCAGTAAGTCTTAATTCAACTGCATAATCTCCAGTATATGGTACTATAATTGCAAGTTTTAGCATTTCTGGATGCCATGTCAAAATTTCATCAGGTGAAGTAAGACCATTAGTTTCCCAATATCCAATGTCTCCTTTAAAAGATTGAGAATATCCTCTAGGACCAGTTACTTTCCATTCAATTTCATAAACATTTCTTTTCCACCAGTTATTCCATGTAATTTGAGGGTCTATTGCATCTGCCCATGGAAAATCAGCATCTTCCCAAGTTTGTGGTAATGAAGTACATTCTAAAATTAATGGAGAACCAACAGGTACGTCATAGTACCCAAGAACACTATTGTTGAAACTATCTTTATCTTCTTCGTAATATTTTAAATAGAAATTTTCAAAGTCAGAAAGAAGTAATTCTCTATCTGATTGAGATATGTCATCAAATTCTTCCAGTCCTATAATAGAACCAGGAGAAGTTCCAATAAGTATATTAGAGTCTGTTAATAGTTTATAGTCTTCTATGTACAATTGTTTATTTTCCGGAAAAACTTTAAAATCAACATCTTTTCCTTCATTAAAAAGAGCAATAGGCTCTTGATTATTCCAAGTGTTTATGTTTTTTTGGTCAAAAAAGTCTCCTTCTCCGGTAATATCTACAATCTTTGCCTGTAATGGTAAATAGTCTCTTTGTAATTTACTCTTTAGACCATATAATTTTATTAATACTTCTTCAGGTGTAAAATCAAAAGCCTCTTCCACTTCTGGAATATCCCAATTATCAAACCCACCAGTTGGGTTATTTAATTTGTAAACTAAAGAAAATCTAGAAGTCTTCTTTAAATTAGAATTTGGTAAATTAAACTTTTTTCGTTTCTTATATGAAAAACCACTATTTGTATCAGGTACTGGAACTGCTTGTAATTTTCCAAAAGCTCCGCTCTCTTGATTTATATTTAACCAATATTCTTTTAATGTGATATTGTTATATCCAAAAAAGTCAATTGCATTCAACACTGCTTTATATGTTCCTACAAATGGTTTTATATTATGTAATTCTAAAAGAAGTTCTCTTCTTTTTTGGTTCATTAATTTCCAATCAATTCCATACTCATTAATATCATGCTCTTTAAACATAATAAAATCACCATCATCTAATGTGCCTCCTAAATTTTGTAAAAGGTCTCTTAATCTTTCATCTTCGCCGATAGTTTCGCCATACACTAATATTTCAGCCAAAACAGTATCATCAAAGGTATCAGATATTCTTAAAACTTTATCATGTCTACCTTCATTTGCAGAAGATAAACCAATATTAATTTGCATAGCACTATTAATATAATCAGAAACTTCTTTAAGACCTGTAACGTCAGTAGATACTAGGTTTGTATGGTCTAAAGTATCTAAAGTTAAAGTATCTAATTCTTGAATTTTTACAGTTTCATCTTCTATTCTAGTACCATAGAAAAACAAGTCATTGCTTGAATAAACATCATCAACCCATTCAACTTTAAATTGAGTTGATCCGGATTCCCCAATTGGAGTACCCCATACTGGGTTTCCTTGAGCATCTTTTTGCTCTTCAAGAATAAAAAGGTTTGCAGATTCATATAAACCTGTAGAAACTTCTGGTAAAAAGATTGAACCTTTTAAAACTCCAGAAACTAAATCTTCTTTTAAATTTAGTTCATTTTCTACACCATTAAAAAATCTTAAATAAGGATATTCTGCCATTATCTTACGTTTTTATCATCTTTATCGACCGTAAAGTTTTTCCAATTTTTCATTTTACGGATTTGTTTTATTGTATTCATATAATAATCTGTACAAAAACCTATAAAATCTCGAATAGTGTCATTTCTAAAAATATGACTAGAGATATTATTCCTAATAAGGTCATCAGAATAGTCATAACCTAAATTAAGTCTATTGTCTTTTCGTACCTTCTGGTAATTATATCTTTTTTCTCTTTTATATCTATATAAATCGTCGTATAGTCCCATTACAATGCTCTTCTATTTCCTGCTTGAATTCTACTATAAATAGTTCTAGGAACTGGTGGATTATCAAAATAAATTGAAAGTGAACTCATTTCACCAATAGCTGGAGTATCTTTTACAAGATTCCCATCTCTATCTTCCCAATTTCCTCTAAATACAGCAACTTCATCTTTATCTAAAATAATGTCACCATACTTATCTAAACCTATTTTATTGTACCAATCTTCTATAGCCTTATCTCCTCCTGAAACAGGAATTAACATGTCTGGCTGGTCAAGCGTTATTTTTTTAATTTCTTCTGTTCTTTTAAAGAACACTAATCTTTTTTGGTCTCCGTCGTTGCCGAGGAGTTCAGGCGTTGTGGGGGTAACTGTAATCTTTTTATAAGTGTAGTATCCATTTCTTCTAGCCTCTTCTTCAACACTCGAAACAAATTGAACATTTACGGCATCAACACCTTCAACATCCTCGATTAAGGCAACGATATCACTTTTAGGAAGTTTATCCCTTCTTGTAATTTTTATAAGGTAATTACTAACCGCAGCTCTGATGTCATTAAAAATATCTTCTTGCTTAAATCCTTCAAACCATCTTATAGATATATCCATTCTATATTTAATAGCTTTAGGCTCTACGAATACAGCTTCACTTGTAACCATTTGTTGACCACTATCCTCTATAACACCAATAAATCTATCAGTTTCTTCTTTGCTGAAAAAGAATTCTTCTTGCGGAACTGAAAAATAATCAGTACCAGACAATAATCTTTTTTCTAAATCTGGAATAGCAAAAATATAAATAACGTTGTCATCATCTAAATAGCCGTCTTCTGTTGTATTATATGCATCTAAATAACTAAATTGACCGTATTTAGATAAGAAATATTCATAGTTGTCAGGATTTGACAAAACATAACTTTTGCTAGCCATTGGTGTTAGCATTTTTGTAAATTCAGTAGACTCTGGATCTGCTCCCATAAAAGGAGTAATCAATACTTCAGAATCTAGTAGTTCATTTAAGTCATAATCTTCTCCTGTTGAATCAGAACCCTCTTCAATCCAGTTAAAACTTAAATCACCTGATTGATTTAAGTTTCCTGCAGCTCCATCACATTTTAAATATTGTATTTCTATTGCTGCTCCATTTTGAGGTATAGAACCAAAATTACCAGTTCCAAAGTAAATATCAATTCCACCACTAATTCCGCTTTTAATCAAAACTCCTTTATCTGTAGGTCTCATTTCATATAGACTATCAAATTTAGTCCATAATTCGCCATTTACAGATACTTTAACATAGTTGTGGTCTGTTGTTCCGGGTACTTTAATATTAAAACTTTGCATCTTTTCTCCAGTTCCAGTAACTGTTTGAGATTCTAATTCGCCCTGCATTATACTTGCTTGAACCCAGCCATTTGAAGATTTAGGTAAAAGAAACTCATCTTTTTGCGTTCTTAAGAAATAAGTAAGACCATTATTTTCAAATGTAATTTTAGTATTTACAGGTATAATTAAATTGTTTCCAGCAATATCATCTTTAGCACCTGGTTTCCATCTAAACCTAATTTCTCCAGTTGCTGCAAACCCTCTTGTTGGGTCATGACCGGCAAGTCTAGCAAGTCCATATATAGATTCAGGCTGCTGTGCAGTGTAAATGTTTTGCTCTACTGTAGAGTCTTCTATATAGAACATAAGCATTTCATTCATCTCAGACATTACTTCTAATATTTGAGCAAATGGTGAAGCTGTTGTAAAAAAGTCACCAGCTCTTCCATAGACTCTTCCAATATAATTAGAAGCATCGCCATATATTTGCTTAGCATTAACTCTTGCTTTTTCTAAAAATTTTAATTCAGCCATTTTTTTATTTATTATTCTATCCTGACCCCAACTAAATATTGAGAGTCAATTATTACATTTAAGTTTGCAATATCTCTTATTTCTCCTCTTTGAAAAGTAATATCTACTCTAGTATCATACTTTTGTGCTAAAGGGATATACATGTCTATTTGCTCCTTAACAAGTCCTTTAACTTGCTCTTCATTTGCATTCAGTTCATATATTAAAGTTTCTAAACTTGCACCAAATCCAGGTTCTCCTAAAACGGTACCCTTATCTGTAAAAAGCATAGTCTCAATTTGAGTAATAAGTTGTGATATCTCATTCTCAATATGAACCGTATTTACATTGTGATTTGGGTCTTCTATCGTTTTAACATATAATTCCATAGATTATTTATCTTATTTTTTAGGAGTGAAACATCCAATCTACTCCTTCATCTCCTTTTATTTCTTCTTTAACACCTTCCAGTTCTTCTTGTCCCATTGATAAAATACCATCATAGTCTATTTCAACTCCACCTGGTAGAGAAAACTTAAACACTGATAATTTAGAACCAATTGCAACTTTTACTTTAGCTGCAACATATCTAAAAAAGATTTCATCATTATACAATGCACAATCAGGAATACTTTCGTAAAGCTCTAAAATAACATCACCTTTAGGAGTATCTCCCATAAATTTCAATTCACCAGTTAATTGTGAATAATGGAAACTTAAAGGATTCTCTAATATTTGTCTAGCCATATCAAAGTAACTTTGGTTAATTACATAGTATTGTAACTCTTCAGCAGACTCTGAAGCACCTGAACCTTCAAATGCATTTCTAAATAACATTTTATCAATAGCGAAGTCATTCCCTTCAGTAAATCTTAAGTCAAAACCAGACGCTCCTGAATTCCAACCAGATGCTAAATCGTAAACTCCATAAATAGAAAAAACTTCACCAGAACCATCAAGTTCCTGTGGTCCAAAATTTACTGATCTGTTATCTTTAAAATAATCAGATGAAAAAACTTCAGAAGGAACATGATAATAGTTTTGTCTTAAACTATATTCGTAATTTTTTCTAAACCACTTAATAGCCCTTTTAGTTATATTTTTAACTTCAGGCTCTGGTAAATTTAAAGGTACCATACATGCACCTGTAATTTCTGAACCAATTTCTGCTAAAAAAGCAGCTAGACATTCTGCACCATAGTCTCTTTCATTTTGAAAATCTAAGGGTTCTCCTGTTCTTATTTTTGCCATTTTTAATCTATTTTTTTACTATTTATTATTTCAGTTTTATCAAACTCTGCAGACTTGCTTATTTTGCCATGTCTAAATATACCACCAATCATTCTTCCTTTAAATATTGAATCCCATTGGAAAACATAACAGTTTGTAAGTTCACATTCTCTACTAACATAACAAGATTCTACTTTAGAACCTGAAACCATAGTGTTTTGATAAAGGTTACACCTTAACATATTAGCATCTTTTATTTCAGATCTAAATATATCACAAAAAGAAAAAGTTCCAGATATCTTGCAGTCTATAAAGTCGTAATTATTCAAATCGAAACAATTCGATAGTTCACCTTCTTTAACCTGAACTCTTCCAATGTCGCTATCATAGTTAATATAACCTTTCGACAAAGAGCCATGGCTGATTAACTTAACTACACTAAACTTAATCTTGTCCCAATAAAGAGATATGATTTTATCAGATTTCTTTAAATCAACGGTTAACTCTATTTCTGGAAAAAACTCTTTAAACCTTGTATGGTCTTTAAGTACTGAAATATATGGATTGTTTTTATTCAATATTCTCTTTAATTCTAAAAGATTTAATTGAGTGTATGATTTACTTTTTGCAGTATTCCATAATTGAAATAAAAATCTTTCTAATAAATAAAGAATATTTGAAGTCTTCTTTTGATAATCTTTACCGCCAATATATCTAAACTCTAAATATCCTTTTTGTAATTTTTCAAAGTTTACTCCATAATACTTTTCATTAGGAAAGTCAAATGACATTGGGTTAATATGCTGTCCATTAAAATAAGTAGATTCTAATTTAGGTACTACCCACTTAATTGATTTTGCGTATACACTATTTTCTCTATTTGGAAACATTTTGTAAACTTCAGCCTCGTTAAAGTCTAATATAAACTTTAAAGCATCCATTCTTTGAATAAATTCAGGGTACTCTACTTTGTCAGAATCAAAACTTACATTTAAGTGTATTGATGACTTTTCAGTAGTATATCCATTCTTATCGATCCATGCTAACATGTCGATAATCATCTTTCTAGCATCGTTATAAGGTATGGCTCCAGTAACTAATTCGACCAAGCCTTTACCACCTGACATGTCAGGTTCTAATTTAAACTCTTTTTTAGTTGGTTGGAAGTCACTATGCGCTTTATCTTCTAACCTAACCTTTTTACCTAAAAGAGATGCTATTTCTTTTCTAGTATCTTCTAAAGACTTGTTGGAGTAAAATTCGAATTCTACTCCAACTAGCCCCATTTCTAGAATGTCTTCTTTTCTATCGTCATTAATAATTTGATACGTGAGCATGTGATAAATTTACTTTCTTTATATATCACGTATAATCTAATAATCTAAAAATAGATTTTACTCAGCAAGTTTTAAGAAAACTTTCTTTGTATCTTCCTCTATTCTAGTTATTGTAACGTTTATTTTATGCTTAGGTTTATACGATTTTAAAGCTTCTGTATTTTCAAATTCACTTACATGTAATAAGCCAACAATACCTTCCGCTATTTCAATAAACAATCCATAATCTTTACATGATTTTACAGTTGCTAAAACATCAGAATTAGGTTTAAACTTCTCATTGATTTTTAACCAAGGATTTGCAGCAACCTCATCTTTTTGAGTAAGAGTTATTTTATCATTTGAAATAATATCTTTGATTCTAAATGTAATCTCTTCTCCTGGAACTATTTCTCTATTCTTATGTCTTACTAACAAATCAGAATCTAAATCATTTACATGAATCATACCAGTTAAGCATTCATTAAATTCACAGAATACTCCATACTTGGCTGAACCTGTAACGGTACCAGTAATTTCTTGAGTTAAATTTTCTTTAAGTTTATCAATAGTACCTGGAATCATAGTCTTTAAATAAGCTCTATGTGAAACTACAATAGTTCCTTTTTCTTTAGAAAAACTTACTGGAACAACATACATGTCAGTGTCTATAATACTAGAGAAATCATGTAGTTTATTAATACCAGCTAAACTACCCGGCATAAAGCAGTCAATTCCATTTACACGAACAATATATCCTGCTTCTTGCATCATTTTAGTAACATTACCACTCCATGCCGTATCTTGTGTTTCGATAGCAGCTTGCATTTCAGTGAATGTCTTTTTTCTAGCTCCTTCAGTTAATGAACCGTATAGAGATACTGAATCATCAAAAGGGTCAGAAGTAATTGTAACGTCTACTTCAGAGCCTATTGTTTTTCCTAATTCTCTAAATGCAGGGTCTTCTTTTTGTAGATTAATAAAGACAAGTTGTCTATATCCAATATCGACAGTAGATGTACTGCCTTTAGTAGAATAAACAGTACCGGTGTATTGAACGCCGTGTTCAACTTTTGACAAAGTATTTGAGTCTTCATCATGTTTGTTGTACTTATCATAAAGCTCCTGTGCGTAGCTTTCTCTACAAAATACTTTGTGTTTTGGATCGTTTGTTTTAATGTGAGGATTTCCCTTCCTAATTGCTGATGGGCAAGTGGCTTCATAGCCATCCCAATCAAAGTTACCGTCGGCATCAAACCAATCGGCGTCAGATTTGTTAATCATTTGTTATATTTTTAAGGTTTAATTATATATTCTTTTAATTATTTAAACGAAAAGTTCAATGGGTTAAGTGTAATTGGTGCTGCATTTGTAGCTGGACCTGCTGGACTCTGCAATTGTAAAAACCCTGGAGGTATTGTCAATTTTATATCTGCATCTTTTACATAAGCATCTATCTCTTCGGCTATAATTTTAGAAAGTTCTTTTGATAAGACATCAATTAACTCTTTTGATATTTGTCCCGATACTTCATCTGCAAAGTTTTTCCACTGCTTCTTTTTAAAACTGTTCTGATCTATTCCTGGAGGCTCTAAATTATCTTGATACCATTTATCAATATTTTTCTGAGCTTTGTATAAACCAGCAGGTGGCATAACTAAATCTTCAGTATCGAATGCATCTGTTACAAAGTTAGATACTCTTACTTTACTATCTCCACCTGCAAGCTTTTTAGCAAGTGGCTCTTCTAACTCTTTAATTCTTTTTTCTATTTTAGATTTTAATCCGTTTTTATTTAACATACTATTGTGTTTTAGTGACTTGACTTAATTCTGCTCCATTTAATAATACAATTGGAGGTGTTGTTGGCGTTCCTGGTGATGCACTACCATGTGTATGTGCATTAAACAGCGCTTGGAATGTATTTCCTTTAATTACTTGTTCTGCAGCAGCTTCTCCTAATTCTATATTAGGACTGTTTACATATACCCTTGGGGCTTTTACTTCAACTTCATTTTCCGTAAAAAGATAAATTCTATTTTCAGAGTCTAGTTGAATTAAAGGAGATTCTTCAGCACCGGCCCCTGTAGTTACTATGAATCCTTTTTCAGGACTGTAGTACGCTCTTAAATTTCTGACAGCATCATATACTAAAGATATACAATTTTGAGGAGCTCCACTTTCTGATAAAATATCAGATTTAAAATCAGAATTTTGATTAACATGGTAAATATATTCAGGGTGGTAAATATCTCCATTATCAAAATTAATAGCAACAATATCACCAACTCTAGGAACTGCATGGGCTCCTGGTGTATTTCTATTTGAAGGCGTTGCCCAAGGAATAGAGCTTGTAGGAATATTATCAAATTTTCCAAATACCCTTACTCTACATCTACCATCTAATAAAGGGTCAGAATTATCTACAACCTCACCTATCCAGTGACTATCTCTTAAATTATCTATATTTAATTCTTTAGAATCCATATTATATTTATCTTATTTTTTAGACCAATTCTTGAGAGCATCTTCTATCTCAGTACTATAGTTTAAATAAAATTGTAAATATTCAGGTTCACGGAGTCTTTCAAATTCACCATTTATGATATGTTCGCAAATTTCTTTTATTCTTGCTTCAGTGTCTTTATCCATGTATGTTTCCTAAATTAGAATCCTTTTCAGGTGGAGGTGATTGAATATTGTTAGTAGGTTTAAGTGGAACTTCAGGAATTGATTCCGGAAATACATTATCTCCAACACTTGCACCGATATTAGAATTTTGAGATGAATCGTCTGTTAATGCCTGTGCAGTTTTTACTGCTAAATTTCTAAGTCCGTTTAAACTTCCAGCAGCAAGAGCATCTTGTATATTAGAAGCAGCATTTAAACCATATACGTTTCCTAAAAGAAGTTTTGCTAAAGTATCTTGTTTTAAACGCTGTCCAGCACCTTCAAGTTCTGCTAATGCATCAGCAAGTAAGTTTTCTCCTAATCTTCCTGGACTACCAAATTCAATGGGGTTTTCTGTGTTTTGATTTTCTCCAAAACCGTCTATTCTTTCGGTACTTAAAACTTCTTCAAGTGGCTGCTGTTCAAAACCGTCTATTCTTTCGGTACTTAAAACTTCTTCAAGCGGCTGCTGTTCAAAACCTTCAACCTTTTCTACAGTTTTACCGGTAAAAGTAACATTGGTCGTATCATTATTAGATTTAGTATTAGATTCTTCTTTGCCACTTCTTTTATCACCCTCACTTGAAGGCGTTGTAGTATTTTCATCATTTCCTGCAGTATTAGGAGTATTACTTCCAACTTCAGATAGTTTATTTTCAGCTAAAGTACCCTCAAATTCATTCAAGTATTGTTTACTGTAATACTTTACTGTTTGATACTTAATTTGAATTTGATTTTCTGCAATTTTAGGCTCTGAAGTCGATAATCCTCCAAATATACCAACTCCTGAATCTGTATGAAAAGAACATTTTCCTAATTTAACAGCAAAATGTGATTTTGCACTATATGCAATATCTTGATTTATTACAGTATACTCTCTTTCTTCATTTTGAAAATCATTAGTTTGATTTTTATTAGTATTTAACTTTCTATTAGCAATAGTTCTACATTCTGAAACAATTATGGTAAGACTAAAATAAGTCATATTATGTGGTAAAACTTCGCACCACCTATCCATATCAAATGCAACATCTCTATACATATCCATTAAACCAGCAACCATTAAATCTAAAGTTTCTATGGTTTTTATTTTTATACCGTCGTCAGTACCTCTATATGCTTCTTTTAAATTTTCAAATTTATAAACATTTTCAAAACCCTCTATTTCATAAAAATACCAAGGCATTTCTCTATTCAATTTTTGTAGAAGTTTTGTAAACCTTACAAGTTTATCAGCTCTTTCCGGTTCGAATAAAACATTTCTTAAAAAATCTTCGGCTACTCCGTTAAAAAGAGGAGATTCTCCCCAATCAAACATTAAAAAGAAGCTAATATATGTTGGGTCACCGTATTGGTGTGATCTGTAGCCCTTTTGCCATTTATTTCTAGTAAATTTATCCATGTTATTTATATTTAATACTATTTGCTAAAACTGGCCATTCTCTTCTTAAAAGAGTTAATTTTTGCCTAATCGATGGTTCTCCAGTCCTGTATATATATTCTATACCACCTATGATGTAGTGACCAGAAACAAAATCATCAAGTGTAACTTCTTGACCTTCATCTGATTCTCCTTCATCCTTAAAATCAAAGGCTTTTTCTTCTGCCTTTGCCCCTTTTTCTTTTAATACTTTATCAGTCTCTTTATTCATTGCAACCTTAGTTGGCTCAACATTGTACATTATAACTGGAATTTTTTGATATCTATAAAGTCCAGGATTAAAAGCTTCTAGCTCTACTGTTAATTGTATTTTTTCTAACTCTCTTAAATTTTGATAGTTATTAAGCATCGAATATTTGTGGTTAGAATGCACATTACCATTTAAAGAATAGTCTTGCTGTCTACCGATATATTTATGTTTTATGTGACTTTCGTAGTGAAATTCATCTCTTCTACCTTTAAGAGGTTCTTCAGTATCTCTTAAATTAGTGCTTGTATATGATTCAATATCGAATTCTATCAGCTTTTCTCCCTCAAGTTCATCGTACATCTGTAGGATTCTTTTATATCCATTCTTTAATGATATTTTGCTAGAATCATTACTTAAAGCCCATTGAGATATTTTATTACCAGTGCCGTCTGCTGAGTGGTTGTTAGTCAAATATAGTTTTGAAGTTATTTGGTCATTATCTTCATTTGTACTTTCTTGAGAAACTGACCTACTAAATGAAGTTATAAAATCTTGACCATCTTCTCCTTTAACATTTTTAGAATTAAAAATTTTGTTTACTTCTATAAAATTCAAATAATAATACTGGTCTATATAAAAAGTCTGAAATGCTTCTTCTTTTATATATGAAGCGTTTACAACCCCTTTCACGAAATCAACAGTTCTTTCATAAGCCTGAATTCTTACTTGCGAATCGTTTGCTGAATTAATATTTGTAGCCATTCCCAAACCTAAATTAGAAGAAACCTGCTGAATATGCTCTAAACTATTACCTTCATCAAATGCTCTACATTCTTCTGTAAAAAGTCCAGGTATTTTTGCAATTCCAGTAAACCCATAAGTTCTTTCACTATGAGGTAAACCTTTTCTAGGAGAAGTTATAGAAACTATATCAAAATCCATGTGAATACTTTTAAATGTATCCTCATTTTTTGAACCAATGTATATTGTAATAGCGTCTCCATCTCTTGGATATTGAGAAGTATCAAATGTTCCTTGAGAATCTTTTAATCTTACAGTAAGTTCAGGTATTTCATCAGTTATTGAAAGTCTAAAAGACATAATATCATGGTCTTGAAAATCATAACCGTTTATTGTTACAGTAGGAACATCAATTCCAAAAGTTTTTGTTTGCTTATCTCCACCTTCATCTTCATCTAATCTAGGTACCTCGATTTTATAAGGTCTAATAGAAGGTTCAGATACTACTAATATATTATTATCTAATTCTGCCATTATCTCTTCTTATTACGTTTACTCCTTCTATCGCTCTCTTTTTTCTTAAGAATATCTTTTTTCTTAAGAATCTTTTTATTCTTAAGTTTTTCGTCTAGTCCTTTTTCAGTATTCTTAGACTTTTTCTTTTGCTTTTCAATATCTAAATTATTAGACTTATCACCTGCTAGTGAAAACGTAGTTTGCTGACTTGTTTCTATAGTACCATCATATTTTACCGTAGTTTTAGTAGTAGTTGTAGTCTTTTTACCAGCATCGTATACTATAGATTTTTTAGTAGATTCTTTACCAATTACTTTACCTTTATCATCAAGTACATCTTTAACATCTGCCTTTCCAGAAATACTTTTATCACCTTCTAATTTAGCAGCTTTTGCTTTTTCAAATTCTTCTAGTGGTATTCCTGCATTTTTAAGTATATCTACTTCTTTTAAAGTTAAATCTTTCATACCTTTATCAAATATTGCAGGATCTACTTTTTTCCAATTTTCATCAGCAACATTACCTAAACCTTTGGAAACTCTAATTTTATCTTTTTTAGGTTTTACTGGTTCAGGTAACATAGCGCCCATTCCAAACTCAGTTGCTTTTTCGCCATCTCTTTCTGTAAATTTAAAAGTTTTATATCCTGTTTTAAGAACATTAGGTGGTAATACCTCTTTAAGTTTATGTTTCTTCTTAAGAAATTCTACTCTTTTTTGGTCTTTTGGCGTCAATCTTTTAGTATCTAAAAATTCTTGCCTAACTATATTATCTTTAGATTCTTCAGGTCTTTCTAATGCTTTAAAATTATTACCAATAACTGGTATTTTTAGAATGTCACCTTCTTTTATAGAAAAAGGGTCAGATATTCCATTAAATTTTAAAAGATAGTCCATGTGTTCATCAGTGTTATAATAATCTAAACAAATTAAATCTATTCTACCTTGTTCATCGCTGGTAACATAGTGTTCTTTTATAACCTTAATATTTCCCTTGTTTATAAACAACATTGTAGGCTGAGTAAGAATCAATCTACCAGCCTCAACTATTTTATCTAATATACTTCTAAGTTCCATTATCCGTTTGCAAATTTTGCCGCAGCTCTAGCTAAGTTTCCGTTTTTGTCTCCCTGTACTTTACCATACGCATCTACATCATAAGTTACACCAGGATCTAATACTCCATCTTCTGCCAAATATAATCTACCTCTACCAGCGTTAAACATTGATTCAATAGCACCTTTATCTCTTGGCATACCTGGTTTTAATTTAATAGTTACATTAAGTGTAGTTGGAAAATCTTCGTAACCCAACGGCCCTTCAAATTCAAATGTAGTATCAGTACATGCTAAATTTCCTATAACAGCGATTGGGTTAAGAGGATTTCCTACTGTAAGGTGCCATGGTCCTGTAGGGTCTCCAGTTAAGAATGCTGCCGCTACTGTACCACCTTGAGGTCCTCCTAATAAGTCCATCATAGCTCCACCCAAAATATTATTTAATATTTTACTATCTCCACCTTTCATAATATCTTTAACACCCTTTGTAATAGTTCCTGCTAAATCTTTAACAACACTACCCATAAATCCTTTAATATCTCCGCTTTGTAGTTTTTTAAGGTCTCCAAAAGGTTTACCTTTTTTACCACCACCTGTATATCTTACAGCTCCACCCCAAAACGGCGCTTCATTGTATGTTAAAATTAAAAGGTTTGCAAGAACATCTAAAAATGCAAGTTTAGGACTTACACCAGGAATACCCTTTAAATCATATTGAAATTTTAAAGAGAATTCTTGGCTAAAATTTAAACCAGCCTCTCTCATATTAACTTTCTTTATTATATTTAAAGGTGAAAATTCATGATTAGGATATGTTTGTTTTACAGGGTCATAACCGTCACCTTGTTGCTGTCTTATTCTAGTTTGCGAAGCACTTTCTCCCGCAAGACCTCCTTGTATATTTTGTGAAAAAGGCATGGAATCTATAAAACCGCCAAGTTTACCTCTATCTCTAGGTTGACTATTAATAGTTTGTAATTCTGAAGTAGCTTCTTTCCATTTAAAACCAACTGTAAATTTAAGTATTTCTTTCATGTTATTTCCAGGCTTTTCACCCATAAAAGTTACAGCTTGTGCAAGTGCTGGCTGTAAATTTTTAAATGGTTTACCATCTGCATTAAATTGAACAGGTCTTATAATATTATCCATAACTGGAAATGCAAATCTCCTAAGAGTAAGCAACTGGTTATTAGGTATTTTTCCATAATATTTTGTGTAAATAAAATCCTCATATCGATATTGATATCCTGGAGAACCTGTAAGTTTTCCGCATTCTTCAATAATTACTTTAGCAGTTGGGTTTTTAGGAGAACCGGAGTTTCCTATTCTAAAAACTTGAGCCTTTGTGTAACCAACTTTTGGTATACCTTCATCATTTCCTATACCCTGCATTGGAGTACCTCTGTATCTAAATAAACTCCATTTATTAGCTATAGACCTTGGCGAAGTTCCTTTTTCTTGAAAAATCTCTATTTTGTTTGTTTTACCACTGATATTATATTTTGCAGGTCTTTTAAGTTGGTCAAAAGCAGGAGGAATATCTCCTTTTTCTGATGGACTATCTGCAAGCTCAGATGTGTTTCCTAATAATTCAGCATTAGCAGCACGTTCTCTTTCAGCTTTACTTTTTGCAGGATTTCCTTTAGCACCTTCAACTCTTCCAGATTTAGCTTCATCTACTCCGGTTTTAACATTCGTGTATATCCATTCTCCTGCTTCCTGTGCCTTGTATACTAAATCGTCAAAGAAACCCATAAAATTATAAAAGATTTTTTTATTATATATCTAATAAATTTAGATATGTTTGTCTAAATCTTCTACATTGGGTTTTTCAGTTAAATTATCAAACCATGCTTTATTATTTGGAGCCCTTTCTCCTAAGAATTTTTTAAGGGAATTAATGAAATCAAATCTAGTATGAAAATAGAGTTCTCCTTTGCTATATTGGCTTCTGGTACTCATATCATATAATTCTTTAAGATTTTGTTCTATAAGGAATGTTTGTATATTATTAAAGAAGTCTCTTTGCTCTTTTCTTGTTTTACAACAATATACACTATCTACAACAACTAGATACTTTTCCCAATTATCACCATTATATGTTTTTTCTACAAATTCATCTATGGTCTTGATGTTTTTTCTAACTAACTTGTATCTAGTGTCAGCACCTTCAAAATCTCTAATAGTTCTACCTTTAATCAAAAACCTTTTTACAAATGCAACATCTTCGTACATTTTGTCTATTTTAATTTGGTATTGTGGATTGTATTCATCAAACTTGATGTCATAAATAACTCCTCTAACCGCGAATAAAATATTAGGGTGTGTTGTGGTAGAGATTAAAGCATGTATTGAATCTCCTTTAGAAAAGAGTTTATGCCTGATCATTATCTAAAAACTTAACGTTATCAAACTTACTTAATACAGAAGGGTCTAAATTATCTTCTCTACTAATAACTACTAAATCAAATTCTAAACCACCTGAGATATCAGATAGAAAGTTTTTAAAATTTAATACATTATCTTTATCTAAGTTTTTTAAGAGATACGTGATAGACGCAGTGTCTTCCTCTTGATAAGTTTCTGATTTTTTGTTTTTTTCAATTAAGTTTCTTATCATCTTCTGTATTTGTAAAGAAATCAAAGTATCAGAAGGAACGTGTCCAAATGGGTCACTTTTAGATAACCTATCACAGACTTCGTTATAAGAAATTATTTGGGTTTTTGTTTTGTCAAAATCATCTTGCTTTCTTATTTCTTTAGCAAGTTTATTGAACTGTGTTTTATTTTTGCACCAGATGCAATCAACTTTTAACTTCATATTTGGTAAGTTGTTTTTTATACCTATCAAGAAGTCTTTCAGCGCTAGTTATTCTAGCTTTTAATTCTACTGCCGTTAATTCTTCTATTTTTTTAGGTTTTGGAGTAACTTTAACTTCTAATTTTTTAGGGTCTAAATCACTACCTTTTTCTAAACCAACATCTAAACAAATATCATTTATGAATTTTAATCTATTTTTAAATTCCGGATCATCTTCAAAAGGATATACAGTGCTGGTAGTAAATACTTCACCAGCACCGTTAATATTATCGTCTTCAACAATTTTAATAACTCCGTTATTTGCTAATTCTATGTTGATGTTAATCATTACTTTTTATTTCTATTTTCCATAGAAGCTAAAGCTTCAGTTTCTAATTCTTTTGCTTTTTTTCTATCTGCTCTATAAGTTTCAGTTTTTACAGACTTTAAAGCGAATGCTTCCTCTAATAATGTAAGCTCTTTAGTATTATAACCTTCTTCTTTCATTTTAGCCAAATATGCTGCTGACAAATGCTCTAATCTTTCATATCTTGCATTTTCTAATTCTTCAACCATTTTCTCATGTTTTGCTTTTCCCTCAGCTCTATTTCTTTTTCTAAACTCAACTTTAGTAGGGTCCATGAATTGTAGTTTACTTAATTTTTTAAGTATCCCTAATTGCTTAAACATTCTTCTCTTTTCTCTTCTATTACTCATAAGTTTTTGATATTTGGGTTTTTACTTGATTTTTAATATCTTCGATTATATTATTTATTTGATTTTCTACATGATAGTCTAGTCCTTCTAAAAGTTCTTCTTCTCCTAATTCTTCTTTTAAAGCATTAAACACTGTTTTTCCAGGAACGTTAACTCCTATTTTAATTTCAAAATTTGTCTTTTTCTTTTTACTTAGCTTGGAAACTATACTCGATATAATAGAGCTACTACTAGCAGCAGTCTCTTCTTCGTTTACATATTGCGGGTTATCACCGGTTACATGGACCTGCCTACTGATTTTATTTGGGCTTTCAACTTCTTTTATCATTTGACTTGGAGGTGATGTTGGTTTTTGAGGTTCTGTAGCGCTTGCACTTAATATGCTTGAATTCTCTTCAGCTTCATCCATATTTTCACATAATTGTAAAAACTCATTAACTAATTTAGGGTTTATTCTAGACCCATCTGTAAAATATAACCAGCCGTCTCGTGTAGAATCTTCTACTACTATTTTACCAGCACGCTCAGATTTTGTCCAAACATATATTTTACTATCGACTTGTTCTTCAACTTGTTCTGTCATTGTTCTATTTTTAACTTTATATTTAGTTTTTCCAAAAAGTTTCTTTAGGAAACCCATATCACATTTATTTAGTCTTCGTTTTCATCTCTAACTATCCAACCTTCGATGTTTTCTTTTAAAACCTCGTCAATAAAGTCTATTCCTTCTTTATTGCCTATAAAAGCATCTCCTTTTACATAATGGTTAAAGAATTTCTCTCTACCCCATTTTTCATATTGTTTTTTAACAAAATCAAGACTTTCTACTCTGTATCTTCTTATACTCATATTACTATATTATATTATTACTTTATTACTTTAATACGATTCTTTAAATCTTCTGATAAAAAATCGGTTTTATGCATTATATTATTAAAACAGGCATCTAATATGTAGGTAATTGCCCAATCTTTAGAATTCCTAACAGATCTACCAATGCCCTGTTCTATTGTAACTCCAGTTTTCCAATCATACCACCCTGGAGAACCTTTCATTTTTGCAATCGTTAAAGGGTCTCCCAATGAAGGAAACGGTATTTTAAAGAATATTTGAAATCTACACGATTCATCATTAAAATCTAGTCCTTCTAAAATAGAGGGCCCCATAATTATACCATTAACACCCTTCTTAAACTTTATTAATGCGTCTTCTTTCTCAGAAGAATTCTTATATTCTATAATTCTTCTAATATGATTTGAGTGTTGTTTTATATATTGCGTAAACTCGTAGCTACCTGTGTGGATAAGTCCTCTCTGGTCCTTATGTTTACTTAGTATCTGATCTAGTATCTTAATCGCTTCAGGAAGACTTTTCTCTTTATGTTGCATTGACATCTTAAATCTATTAACAAATATAATAGGTGACTTCTCATAATTAAAGTCGTTTGATAGTTTAATGACGTTAGCATTTTCTATACCCATAACTTTAATATAGGTTTTAGGGTCTCCAATTGTTGCTGACATAAATACCTTAAAGCCTGCTCTCTGATGTAGATGTTTTCTAATCATTGCTGCCTCACTAAGACACATCAACTTTATTTCACCTTCTTGGATATTTTTACTAAAGAGCATTGATTGAAGCCCTTCTTTTTCTATTATTTCTAAATAGTCTTCTAATTTGCAATGAACATCTTTTATGTAGTCAAAATGTTTAAAAGCCTTGTTCCATTTTTTAGGAAGTGGTTTATCAACATTTCTTCCAAATTTATGCCTACTTACTTTTTGCAAATCTTTTCTTTTTGAGAGAACACCACTTAAGAATGTCTTGAGTTTATTTAATTTAAAGAACATTCCTTCATTAGTCTTCTCAAACAAGATGTCATCTATTAGACCTTCAATGTATGCCCTTCCAGCTGTTGAAGTTCTTATGCCCTCTGAAATCAAGAAGTCAATCAAATCTACCGTTGAAAAAAGGGGAAATTTTTTCAAAATTGGAGAAAAATGTTGCTGCACTATTTCGTCTACTTTATGAGCTTCATCAAAGAAAGCAAAGTCCCGTTTACGAAACGGAAAAAAATTATCATATTCATCCAAATCTATGCTAGTATCAAGGGCCTTCGGCCCAGTATTGGATTTCTCTAAACTTGCCTGATGCTGCGCAATCTTAAGATTAACATAATTCTGTTGTATTAGCCACCAACTGTAGTTTGCTAAAGTAACGGGACTATGGATTGCTTTTTGGCGACCAATAATATATCCACAGGTGGATGAACACTGAAGGGCCAAAGACTGTTTCATACTGTAACCTCTCATCTTGCACTCTCCCATACTATAAGAAAGTCCGTTTAAGTCACAAGTGTAATTATCGATACCACGTACTGAAGCCCATCCAGTTTTGAACCCAATTATGTCTTTTTCGTACTGGTCTTGAAGTGATTTGTCGGAGGTTAGTAAATATCCTGAATTTCCTAATTCTTTTAATACGTATGAAGACCATAAGGCTATTATAGATTTACCTGTACCTGTAGGAGCATCTAGTATTACAGTACTTTCTTGGTCTTTGAGATATAAATCGCATATTGCTTCTATAGTTTCTCTTTGGTTAGTTCTAAATTTAAAGTCTTTACCAAATAGTTTCTTATCTAGTGCATTGTCTATTATCTCTTTTATATTACTCATTAATGTTTAAATCTTTAGGATGAATTCTTTCTACTTCTATATTTGCTTTTTTTAATAGTTCTATACCTGATAGGTCTCTATATGCTTCAGTCCAATATACCTTTGTAATTCCTGATTGTATTATCAGTTTTGAACAGTCAAAACAGGGAGAGGTAGTGACATATAGCGCCGCCCCTGTCGAACTTATCGTAGTTTGGGCCACCTTTGTGATAGCATTAGATTCGGCATGTAGAACTTCTTTTTTAGTTACTTGTTTAGAACAACAACCATCTTTACATTCATATCCTTTATCGATTAATACTTGTAAATGATCTGGGTTATCGACAAGTCTAGTTTGAATTTCTTCGCAATCATTGTCGAATCCATTTGGTGTACCGTTATAACCAAAACTAATTATCTGTCCGTCTTTTACAATAACGGCTCCAACCTGTCTCCTTTCAGCATAGCTGCATTTAGCGAACTGATAGGCTACTTTCATATATACTTTATTGATTTCTAATTTTGGCATAATTTTTTACATTAAAAAAGCTAACTATAATTTATATAGCTAGCTCTTTATTTGTTTATTGACAGTTGTAAGTTTTAATCTTCTGTATCATCTAAAGGTTTTGCTCCATCTTCTGTATGTGGTTCATTTTCTTCAGATTGAGGTTCTTTTATTTCAGTTCCTTCTGCTTTATAAGCCTCGCATGCCTCGTCTAATTTTTTAGCATAAGCTTCTTTTAAAGAATTACATGTAGCTTCATAGGCTTCTTTAGTGTATGTTTCATCAGCTTCTTTCATTTCTTCTAATGCCTTTGCTGCAACTCCACCAATTAAGGCCGCATTTTCTTTTAAATAAGATTCAACAGTGTGCTCATCATAGTCATCGCTTTCATAAGCCTTTGCTTCAGATTTCATCATTTCTTTTACTGATTCCATCATTTCTGCAACAGTTTCTGAAATATCTTCATCATCATCGTCATCATCGTCGTCATCGTCATCGCTGTCATCATCGTCGTCGATCACCTCCTCGGCAGATTCTTCCTCCGCTTCTTCAGTTTCTTCTACTTCTTCAGCAGATTCAACATCGTCTATAACTTCTTCAGTTTCCGTAGTCTCTTTAGAATTTCTAGATGAATATTCTTCAAACGATAATACTTTTGTGTTAGTACCTTCCATTTTATTATTTATTTTTACGTTTAGATATTATATATCCTTTATAATATATTAATATTTTTAAGGTCTCACAACAGGATATTGGTCTACTAACATAGGGTCTATTGAAGATATTGACATTGGAAATTCATTTCTTTGATATTCTATCAATGCAAGCTCTTTTGCCTTTGCCTCCAATTCAATATCAACATCATATCCAAAAGTAGGAATATTTTCGTAAATATAATCAGCGTGTGCTCGATTCATAACGCTATTATCTTCATGAATTTTTTTACAAGAACTGTAGTGAGTACATTGTTTAATTCCTTCTGGCCAAGTAGAACGTGCAAGTTCAAACGCTTCTTTTACTGGCATTGGGTCTTCATAGCACCAATGATGGTGATAGTCAAACATGACTGGACAACCAACAACATCTGAAATTCCTTCTTTAAGGTCTTTAACACTGTATTGTGCTTTTTTGTCATCATTTTCTACGACTAGTCGCTTTTTAACAGATTCATCTAGCATTATGAATGAATCGCAAAATCTTTTCATAGCATCTTCTTTTCCTCCTTGTGCACTGTTAATATGTACATTTATTGGATAAGCGTGTGTTCTAGGAAAACCCATTAAGTCCATAATTTCACCATGTTGGTTAAGTTCTTTCATAGATTTTTTAACAACATTAGGGTTCAGGCTTGCTATAACGCAAAAATGACCTGGATGGAATGTGATTCTTTGTCCACCTTTTTTAGCGATATGGCCGGCACCCATCAACAAATTTCTTATTCTGTAATAAGTTGGAAGGTCTTTAAGTTCGTATTCAGACATCCATGGAAACATATTGCTTGACATTCTGTACAACTTTACACCATTTGCATTATTCCATTTAATAATTTCAATAAGGTCTCTGATGTTATGTAATGCAAGTTCGCCTGCATATTCAAGTCCTTTTTCATTAAAAGTCTTTTTAATCATACTTCTACCGACTTTGATGCCTTTTTCTCCAAGCGTAAGGTTTATGCAACAATATCCTAAATTTACGTTACTCATTATCTTCTATTTTTGGTGGGTTAATAAATACAGTCCATACAAGAAATAGTACAACTGCTGGCCATGTAAAAGTCACCATGATTTTTGTGCGAGTGTCCCATGGAACATGAGAATCGACTTTTATGTCTAGGTAACCATATTTAAAAAAAAACCAAGTCAATGCGTCTATGAATAAATTAAACACAATGCCTAGAGTTATGTATAAAAATATTGAATTGAAAATCATAATTAAGATAATTGTTTTTTAGATGAAAAATCGTCTATGTAGTTTTTTTGGCGATCTATTTCTTTAACTAAGTGTCTTTGTCTTTTTTCAAAGTCTTTAAGTCTTTTAGCAGATTCTGAATCTGGGTTTTTTTCTACAAAAGTTTTAAACCTAGCAAGACCTTCTGTTCTAGAACCTTTTCTAGTCCATGATATCTCTTGTTCTTTAATAAAATCTTTTTTAGCATTTTTTACAGATTCTAAATTTTCAATAGTTTCTTCTAATAAGTGGTGTAAATGGTTTAAATACTTTAAATCGCTCTCTTTCGTCATAGTTACTTTATTTTATTATATTTATTTAATTTATGTTGTTTCATGTATTCCTCAATAAAGAATGTGCCTACTCCAACGTCTTCTATTACAAAGTTGTTGTCTATCAAGGGTTTTCTTTTTTTAGTGATGACATCATCTACATGTCTATTGTAAATAACTGTCATGTATTTTTTATTAGCTCTTTCGCTTTTTTTATAAACTACAACAATTGGTGGTTTTGATTCTGCCATTATGCTTTAGTTTTTTGAAAGTCCATATACCAACTATCATTATATCTGTGTTTAATAAACATTGCTAAATGAATTCTAGTTATAGACTGTCCTTTAAAAATTACTCGAGAAGATTGCTTTCTTTTAATGAACCATCTCCAAAGCATGTCTAACTCTTTTTCTCCAGGAGATTTAACGTTTGCTTCTATAGATTCTAAAAAATCTTTTACCATAAAATGTTTCTCTATTTCTTGAAACATTATTTCTCTTTGTTCTTTTACTGTCATATTAAGAATTTAAGTCTTTTTTTAATTCTTTAATCTTTTTCCTTACTTGGTACTCTTTTTCAAGTAAATTATCATACATAGTAATATCAACCCACGGGTTGTTTTGTAATTCTATGATAGATTCTAATACTTTTTCAAAATCTTTCAATGTTTTTGGCGGTTCAATTATTGGCATTTTTTCTTAGTTTTAATTTGTTATAGTATAAATATAAGAATAAAAAACGACATAAAAAAATCTGGAGTGATTTATTTCCAAAATAATTGAATTAATATCAGAAGCGTCGTTAAAATCAAACTTATTATTGTTTTTAAATTTATAGCTTCTCCTAAGATAAACCAAGTAAGAGCAGCAAAAACTAACATTCCTGCTGAAAAACCTATGAATCTTCCTGGCCATACTAAACCACCATAATGAGCAGCAACAAATTTTGTTCCAAGAATAAATATGTATGTTGTAAATCCTCCAAAAACCATTGAAATTATTAAAGGATTGTTTTTAGCCCATGGCCATATAAATTGACTGTTGGTCTGAAACCAAACCATGATTTGAGCTAAAAAGTAAAGTGATATGCCTATTATAAGGCCTTTCAAAATAAATTATTTGTTGTAGTTAGCATGTGACTAATAAAGCTGTGTCTATGTTGAGGTGTAGGACCATGTTCTTTAATAGCTTTGATATGAGCTGCAGTACCGTAACCTTTATTGCTATTCCAACCATAAGGTTCATTACCCTCATTCAACTCCTTCATAATTAAGTCTCTTCCTGTTTTAGCAAGAATAGAAGCCGCTGCTATTGATGTATATTTGTTATCTCCACCTGGAATAGTTTTAAATGGAACTCCATTCCATCCTTTAAACTGATCTCCATCTACGAGAATAAAATCAAATCGGAAGTTCCATTGAGCCATGTTATCTAAACACGTCTTCATTCCTTCCATTGTAGCTCTTAAAATATTCATTTCTTCTATTTTATCTACATCAATCGCCCAAGTCTGATGTGCTATTGCATTTTCTAATACAAGTTCTCTAGCCTCTTGTCTTTGGGATTCATTTAAGAGTTTACTATCTTTGATTAAAGGGTGATTAAAGTCTTTTGGCATTATAACAGCAGAAGTAACTACTGGACCTGCTAAGGCTCCTCTTCCTGCTTCATCTAAACCTACCTCTATTAGGTTTTCATTTAAAAAAGTCTTTAATCTAATGTGTATTGGTTTCTCCATATAGATTATATGAAGAAAATGCAAAAAGTTTACTTATCAGAATTATATTTCCATTTATCATACTTCTTAACAATATCTTTTAAGATTTTAGCTCTAACAATATCGTTTTCGGTAAATGTATGCATTCCAACGCCTTTTACATTTTTAATGATTTCTATAAATTTAGGAAGACTAACTTTATTTTCTTTAATATCATATTGATTAATATCACCAGCAACGATACATTTACTCTCTTTGCCCATTCTTGTTACGAATAACATAAGAGCTTTCATTGGCGCATTTTGAGCTTCGTCTAATATCATTAAAGACCTGTCAAACGTATCTCCTCTCATAAAAGCAAGTGGTTCAAAACTAATAATCTTTTTCTCGAAAAGAATATCACTTTCTTCTTTACCTATTATCTTTTCTATATTAGACTTATATGATTTTACCCATGGTGCTATTTTTTCATCCATACCTCCTGGAATATATCCTAAACTTTTACCACTTTCTTCAAGAGGCTTACATAATATAATTGTGTCTATTTCACCGGTTGATAACATTTTTAAACCTAAATAACATGCTGTGAAAGTTTTTGAAGTTCCTGCAGGACCATGGCAAAAAACAATTTCATTTTCTTCTACTTCTCTAACGTAGTTTTCTTGCGATTTTCTTAGTTGTACTCTTTTAAGGGAATTAGCTATTTTGCTTTTTAGAGACCCTCCGTTCCGGTTTATTTTACCCATTCATTATATTATTTTTAGTCACCTGCCATTTCGACAAGTTCTTTAAGTTCTAGAAGAATTGTACATTTTTCATATTCTTCTTTTCCAGTAAAGTGTTTGATTAATAAATCTATGTATTTCGATCTTTGCCCTATACCATGTGGAATTTCGATAGATTGAGTTCCTTCCTTATAAACAACAAATCTATTTACGCTCTTTGTTAAGTTCTTAGTAAGAAGAACAAAAGAGTCTGATAGTAATTTATCATGGTCGTCATTGTTTAAATAAGGTAACATAAATCTTTTTTTATTTATGATTTATATATTTCCCAATAGCCGGCGATGTTGTCCCTGGAAGTAAATTAAGAGATTATAATAATCTCAAACTTATTTATCTTCTAGATTTCTCGTCTTTAAACTTATGTTGAACATATTTTGCTTTACCTATTTCAGCTCTTCTTTTTACACCCTTTTTTGTAAATTGTTTTCTTTCGTTCAATTTACGATTCTGTTTAGTTTTAATAACTTTTCTCTTTAAAATCTTTAGAGCTTTTTCGATATTGCCATCTTTATTGCTTGCTAATAACATTATATTCTATTTTTTATTTTATCTAAAAACTGACATTTTTCGAATTCATCTGTTTTTATAAAGTATTCTATTAAAGACTCGACTACTTTTATTTTAAGTTCTTTAGGATAATCACCGTACAGTACATAGTCTTCATTTTTAACGATGGCGGCATATACTTCATCATAGACTTCTGGACTATTTACTGTATTGTCAATAAGCATTTGTAGTAAGTCACCATGTCTTGGTTCATTTTCAAAAAATATACTCATTTTTTATCTTTTATTTTTTTAATTAACGCTAAGTCATCATCTGTGATTCCATCCCAATTTGGGTTTAATTTCACTAACAAATTTCCTTTATTATTACTATTATATATCGGATATCCTTTTCCTGCTATTCTTAATATTTTTTCAGGTATACTTTTTTCAGGTATCTTGATGATAACTTTTCCATCGGGAGTATCTACTTCTTTTTTACAACCAAGAAGTATATCATACCAGCTTAAAGTTAATTCATACCATAAATCATTGCCTTGTAATATCCATCTAATATCATGTAATACCTCAACATTAATAATTAAATCACCTTTAGGTGCATTTGGGTTATACGGATTTTCTGCTCCTTTTTCAGCAACTCTGAATTTTTGACCATTTTTCAAGCCTGGTTTAAAGTTCATTGCTATTTTACCAGCATTTCCGGGCAGATCTATGTTTTTTCTACAACCAAAATAAGCCTCATCAAAAGTTACTGTTAATATTAGAGTTATATCATGTCCTTTTCTGCTTGCACTAGACCCAAAACCTCTACCAAAATGTTTTTCAAATAAGTCTTCAAAACCACCAAAATTAAATCGGTTACCTGAGCCCATTCCAAAATTATCATATTGCTCTTTTTTCTGGGGGTCTCCTAAAACCTCATAGGCTTCAGAAACTTTTTTAAATTCTTCTGCATTACCATTAACATCTGGGTGATGTTGCTTTGCTAATTTTCTATAAGCCTTTTTGATTTCAGATTCAGATGCTCCTTTTTTTAAACCAAGAACTTCGTAGTAATTACTCACCGTCCTTTGGTTTAGAGTCTTCTTCTATTTTTGTAGCAAGGAATTCGGTAACTTGAGTTACCTTTCTTTTTTCTTGAATTTCTTTTAGCTCTAAAGTGGCTTTTTTCTCTTGGATTTTTTCAAATTTAGCAGTTCTTTTTTGAGCCGCTTCTTCTAACTTATTAGAATGCTCAATACCGTCTGCAATTCTTTTTAAACTTTTTAAAAGTTCTTGTGTGAGTTTATTGTTTTCCATATCTATTATTTACAAGGTCTGATTTGCCATTTTGAAAATCTTGGTAAGGTAGACTGTCATCTTTTTCGCCTTTATTTGGACCGTTAACCATTATAGTATCTTTATAAGGATTTGTTTCACCAATCTTAGATTTAAAATAATCGTCGAAATCTTTTACACTTCCTTTAAAGTTTCTTATATTATATAAAGAGTTGTCTTCTCCAGTGGAATCTCCAGTACCTTGGTGTTCAAACATTTCAAAATCTTTTAAATATTTCACAACTTGATTTCTAATTTTATTTTATTTAATATAGGTCTAAGAATCGCGCACTTTTCGTATTCTTCTCTTTCTTCAAATGTGTGTTGCATTATTTTAATAGTTTCAACTACCCTTCTTCTGTCTTCTTTAGACTTGGTTTTCAATTCCATTATATCAATACCATGAGTTTTAAGATTTTCAAAATTATCATTCATTGATTTTTCAAATCTAATATTTTCTAGTTTTCTCATAATTTCAGAAAACTGGCTATCTGGATCTAATAAATCTTCAGCTTCAAATTCTTTCATTTTCTGAATTTCATTTATATCATCAATAGGATCGGCTTCCCAGTTAAATTCGGAATTATCTTTGTTAAAAAGGTCTCTAAATTTATTTAACCATTCTTCATTGCCGTCATTGTTAAAATCTTCTGCATCAAAATCATTTTCAAAGTAATCTTTCATATTTTATTTATCTTTATTTATTTTTGTTTTATTATAAACTCATTCTTTCATACATTCCCAGATCCTTTTTACTGGTAAATCTATTCGATTTTGATTGTCTCTTATATAGAGTGGATCTTTTTACCCAGTTTTTACCATCAAAAACCTTATCTTGTTCTCTCATTTTTTTGCAGTGGTTACTTACTTCTATCATGCGTTATTATTAATTTGTTATAGTATAAATATAATCATAATAAACGACATAAAAAAATCTGGAGTGATTTATTTTCACTCCAGATTAAAAAAGTTTTATTAACTATTTTACTTAGCCTCTAAGATTGGTAGACCAGCTTCAGTTGAGATATAAATCTTATCTCCTTTATCGATATTTCTAACCCATAGATATTGGATATACTTATCGGTAAGTTTACCATTCTCGATCTCCATTGCCTCTGCCATACCCTCTGCTCGAATCTTTTCAACGTTCTTTGCACCAACTGCTCTAATGCTATCAGATTCTGCTAGCATTTTTGCTGATTGTAATTTGGCTTTAGCATTTTCAATTTGAATCTTCTTGTTTTGCTCAGCTCTTGCAAGTTCAGCCTCACCTTGTAGTCCACTTTTATAGACTCCATATTGAGGACAGCCTACTAATGTTCCTAGCAATAGTAGAATTGCAATAACTGCTCCAAAAATACTATAAAATCTGGTTTTAAATTTCTCTTTTGCTTTTCTAGTCCATGTTTCTGAAGCCTTCGTTTCTAATTCGCTTTTCATCGCGTCAAACTTACCGCCTTTTTCAATGATTCTTGACATTGTTCTAGCGTCTGTTTTGTCTACTAATTCTAATAATTCTTTCTTTGTCATAATGATTATTTTTAAGTTATTAATTATAGTATAAATATAAGAAAAATAAACGACATAAAAAAATCTGGAGTGACTTTTTTTTATTTTTTTTAAAAAAGTACCCCAGACTTATTAAGATTTATTTAATTGTAACTTTCTTTTTTTCAGCTTTATTACCAAAATCAATAGTCAATAAACCATTTTCCATTTTTGCAGTAAGAGCGTTACCATCTACATTTAAAGGTAAAATATAAGATTTTTCAAAAGACCTATAATGATATGTCTCTTTTTCTTTTTCTACCTCAGATGAGATTGTTAATGTTCTGCCTTCTACCTCGATATTAATATCTTTTTTAGAAAATCCAGGTAAAGATAGTTCTAAATTGGTTGCTTCAGCTTGATAGTTTTCATGTGCATCATTAAAGAAATTATCGAATGATGTGTTAAAAAAATTAGTGTAAATCATTTTATTTGTTTTTAGTTTATATTACTGTAGCTCCGTTTTGTTTTTAGCTACATATAATATAGTGTCAAAAACTGTGCCAAAGTTATTTTTATGACAAAATGTCATACTTTATGCCACTGCAAGATAAATTATTTCCAATTATTGATAAAGAAACTATTGTATTTTCTTATCCACATTAACTGCTCTCCTCCTCTAGTATTTTTAATCTTTTTGCTTATTTCACTTTTAAGTTCTAAATGTCTTGAAAATGACTTAATGATAGTTTTTATAAAGAAGTCGGGAGAAGTTCTATAGTCTAGTATAATCATGGTATATAGAACCGGCTATTTAGAAGCGTTTGAATTGCCTTTCATAGCAGCACTTATAGCAGCAGCATGATCTTTAGATTTTGTAGACTTAGAAAGAGTTTTACTGATATTCTTTTTATGGTCGTCAGATTTCTTTATTCCTTTTAGACCATCACTGTGCTTTTTCTTTAGTTTATCAGACGGTTCTTTTGCAATTCTTTCATTTTTAAGTTTCCCACCTTCTGATTTTAATCCATGTTTTTTGGTTAGTTCAGCTTCTTTTTTAAGAGCTCCTTCTTTAGAATTAAAAGTTCCCATAATTTCTAGTTCAGCAGTTTTACCATGCTTTTTTCTGAAATTACTCAATGAAGATTTGGTTCTAGCTGCAGTTCCGTAACCAATATATTCTGGTTTTGATTTGTCTCCTTTATGAATAAGATACGTGTAGAATTTAGAATCATCTAATTTTTCTAATACTTGCCAATCTTCGAATTTTAGTACTGTCATACTTTATTTATCCCTGTCTTTTCAGTAATTATATCATGTTGAGACAATCTAAGTAAAATATTAGCAGTTGCTTTAATGTCTTCTTCGCAATAATCTTTAAGTTCTTCAAGTTTATCATTCCAAAAAGCTCTAGCAATACCACCGTGTTCATTTTCGTAAACTTCAGCTTCTTTTGGATTGTCTACATTTAATAATATAGTCAAATGTTCTAAAGATACGTAGCCTATACCTGATGACCTCCAGAGATTAAGAGTATCTACTAAACAGTTTTCCCATGGTTTAACATCATGAAAATGAAATCTTGCAGGTATTTTAATATTGTAGATAAATGCCTTTTTCATTATATATGGCATGTCAAAATTCTTAACGTTATGTCCTACAAATTTAACATCTGGAACTTTATTGAAAATTGCCCTAGAAAAATTAATAAAATCTAATATATTATTTCTTTCATCTTCTCCATAAAAAGATTTTGCTAAAAATTCAGGTTTATCAAACTGATCGAATCTAATTTGTCCTATAGAAATACAAACAATTCTTCCAAATTCTGGATAGAGAGCGGCATGGGTTTCGTATAATTCAGAATCTGTCTTATCTTTGAGGTCTTTAGTATCTCTTAACTGTTCAGCCTTTCTATTCCAGAATTTTATTTCTTTTGGATGTCTCGCCGAAAATGTTGCATAATCTTCATATCCACTTGAAGTTTCAATGTCTATAAAAATAAGTCTTTTAAGTTGGTCTTTAGTGTACATATATCTTATATGCGAATAAAGATGAAAGTTTATTTTTCTACTGAAAATCTACCTTTATCATACTTTCTATAACCATCTATAGTTTTCTTATTCATGTGGTCCGCACATTTTTGAAGTTCATCACAGCACTCTTTACTGGGTTCTCTTTTATAAAAGTCTTTAAAGATAAGTTTGTATGCTTCTACTGTAGAATCAAATGGAACTCCTGGCATTGCATTAGTTTCAATTACATATACTTTTCCAGATTTATCTTTCATCATGTCCAAACATAAATAAGGTAAATCTTTAAAAATTTTAGAAACCTCATCAGATACTTTTTGATAATCTTGTGGTAATTTTTCTAGTTTTCTACGTTTATAATCAAACATCATTCTTTCGTCTGAATCTCCTTTACCAGTTTTTGCTTTATCATTAGTTGGAGTTCTTTCTTGCCAAAACCAAATCTTACCTTTAAATACAAAAAATCTATGCTCTTCAGTTTTATCAACGTATTCACTATAAACATCAAGTTTAGAATGATCTGCACTGTCGAATTCTTTTTGATTCTTTAACACTGTAATTCCTTCTCCACTATGACCTTCACTTGGTTTTGCTATCATTGGAAATCCTATATCTTTGAGTGCTTTTTTAGAGTCGTGACATGTTTTAGGAACCCATGGTGTACCATCCATTAATTTATGAAAATTATCTTTATTTGATTGTTTGACGGCATCCGGTAAATTATATACATTTTTAGGGTCTATTTTACCATCATCAATTAATTTTTGAGTAAAATCAGCATTGTAATTTAAAACAGGTAGAGACTTATCTACATCTTTATTTTTCTTGTATTCTTCTGGAGTTAATTTTACAAAAAACTTATCAGTTGAATAGTCTTTATAAGACCAAAATCTATGCCCATAATCAGGATCGTACAATAAACATACTTTAAATAAATCTTCGTCTTTCTTTTCGTTAAGATATTGTTCAAATAATTTTAATTTTTTCATTTTATGATATGATTATTATTTTATAAGTTCCAGAAGAGCCAACTGTTATGTCCACTGAATTAGATTTGAAATTGTTAATAGTAGCATCTACTACACTGCCTGATGGGTTTACAACTTGAACTATAACATCCTCATCATTCATATCATGAGTTATAGTAGTTACTGAAGAACTTAAAGTTTCATTAAATACCTTTTTCTTAGAATTATCTCCATCTGATCTTAGCATAGTTTCCATTAACAATCTAACGTCAATTCTATTTTGAAAGAAAGTAAGTTCTGCATTTAAGTCTGGTATCAAATAATCAGATGCTGACCTTCTTAAATAATAGCTCATCTTTTCTGTAGAAAAGTTTGCACTATAACCGAAAGAATGTTGAATAGTTAGAATAAAGTGACCTTCGTTAGAAGAATCAACATCTGATCGAATTGATATTATATTGTATTTTGCTATTTCACCGGAAGAGGTTTGTATGATTAAAGTGTCGTGTTTTTGAAATGATTCTAGGTTTGTAAACCTATTTCCGGTAATTAAATCTTTTGTATGAATAATAAGTGTAGTAGCTAAGTTTGCAGTTTGATTATCTAGATGTGCCTCACCTTCTCCAGGAGTTCCTAATGTATATGTGGTTTCTCTGTTAAAAACATCAGAAGCCATATATAAGCGAGAAATATCAAAGACCAGATCTTCAATCTGTTTTTGCCTAATATTGTTCATGAAAACTTGTACACTTTATTCTATTTGTTTATATATCTTTTTAATTTAATATATAATGATATGGCTCAAAAATCGAACTTCAAAAGACTTGTCAGAAAATATGAATATTTAAGTGAGGAACTTATAGATATACAAGAAATGTTATCTGAGGCAACAAGAAGTTTTAATAAAGCACTTTCTGGTTCTGATAATGCAGATCAATATTTACCGGATGGTAATGATGAAGATGAAGATGAAGAGAAAGAACATGTTGAAATGTCTTCTAAATATAAAAAATTGTTTAGAAAAATTGTTTTAAAATGCCATCCTGATAAAATATCTGAAAATTTATCTGAAACTGAAAAACTAGAATTAAGGTCAATATATGAAATATGTACCGAATCTTATGACTTAGGAGAACCTACTCCATTAATTGTATGTGCTGTAAAATTAGACATTGATGTTTCTGACTTCGAAGAAGATATTGAAGAAATAGAAAAATCATGTATCGATATTCAGAATATGATAGATGAAATTCAGGGAACTGCAGCTTGGTACTATGAATTTGTGTTAAAAGAAGAAAAAGAAAAAGAAGTGTTTATAAAAAAGTTTGTCGAGCTAACAAAAGGTAAAAATCTAGAAGATTTATAGTTTAAATTTTAAATCATTATCTTTTTTAAACTTTTCCCAATCTGATTTTAACATTAAGTCCGGAAATTTACTACCACCATTACATGATGAATTAGAATATAGTCTTCCTGGTACTCTACAACCACAAACCTCACATGTTCTATTTTTCAAACACGTTTCTTTGCAAATTTCAGCTCTATACAAAACCTGCTCTTTTTTATGGGTTGCTAGAAAATTAAACTGGGCTCCTAAAAATCTAGAATTACCTTGAACAAAATCAATAATGGACTTTATAGAAATTTTCATGCTACCCCAAATCTACTAGGTATTCCATTATTTACCCATGGTTTTCTATAAATATGAAGTTTTACTTTAGTTTTTAAACCTATAAAGCTGGCGTCTATTGTATCTATCGGGTAAGTGTTTAATATATCTTTGGTAGTTATTAAAAGTTGATTAGGTTTTAGACAACTCCAAACATGATTTATGATTTCGCTGTTGTTTGTAAGAGAATCTACACTTATATTGACGCTTGCAAATTCTTTTATTTTAAAAAAATCTTTACTATTGCCGCTCCAATTTTGGTCAGATTCTAATTTTATTTTTTGGAAAAGATCAGATACATTCTCAAATAAATCTTTTTCATAAATAAAACTTATTTTCTTAAAAAAACTATTAGCACTTGATAAATGAGCAAGTGTTTTACCATATTGTGGGTTTAAATCAAATATAGAATTGTTTGCACCTATTGAAATTCTATAAGCATCTAATTTTCTTATTTTAATGATAAGTTCACTTACTGTTTTAGAAGTTAACTCTAACTTTAATGGCAAGTTAGATTTTTCGTATATCTTTATAACGTTCTCTTTATAGTCTTTCATTTTTAGTTTGGCCATACATATTTATTTTTCATGAAATCAAAACTAGAATCAAGCATTAAATTTTTATTATCAAAAAGATTTTTAATTAACCTATCATATTGGGATACCATTTCACCAGAAACATTATCAAATCTTTTGAATACCTTTTCTTGTCTTTTATTATATTCTTTATCTTCATCAAAATGCTCAATAACATCTTTTAATTTTTTAGCGCCGGATTTGACTTCATTTCCGTGATAATAATATCCTAAATCTTTTACATATTCTGCGTTGTGAATTACAGGATAGCCCATCCAAGCTGCATCTAAATATATGTAATTTAAAGGGTTCATCATTTGGTGACATATTAAAATGTCTGAATAGTTACCTAAAAATGAACTGGTAACTTGTCTTCCTTCTACAAACAGCTTTTTATCTCTTTTTAAATCGAATGTATTTACAACAGATAAAAAATTCTGCTTTTTACTTATTCTATCACCACCAACAATATTAACTTCCTTTATTTTTTCTGGATTGCTTCTATAGTACGTTTCTGCTACCATTAGGGGATACATTGCATATTTTACTATATTCATATTAGGCTCCATTATAGATATTCTCTTAGGCTCCCCAGTATTGCTATAGTGCATACTTTTTTTGTAAATCTTTTCTTTTTTCTCTATATCTTCATTTAACCATCTTGGGCTATAGACAAAAGGAACTGGTCTTGCTTCTGTTCTATAAAGACACTCAAAATAATTTTTATTAGTTTCATGTTGTTGAGGAACATACCATATTTCATCACAACCATATATACTTTCCAATTGCCCATTTTCTTCTAAATCTTCACCAAATAGATTTTTTTCAAGATTAACTATAAATTCATTCCCACATTTATAAAAAATGACTTTTTTATCTTTTTGTCTTTTAAAAGCGTCTACATATTGTTTTTGAATTCTTCCACCCAAAAATACAAGTAAATCAACATCTAAATACTTATCATATAAATAATAAGTTGGAAATTCTTTAGTAGACCATGGAATCTTTTCTTCAGAACATTTAGCTATATTTAGAAAACAAACTTCAACTCCTTCTATTTTAGAAAAAGTTTCTGCAAGCATTAGCGCATTTAATTGAATACCATTTGACCATATCGAGTAGTCTTCATGGAACGAAATTGTAATTCCTATCTTCATAATTATTATATGTATCATGGTATTTTTGTTCATAAAAAAAGGGGCCCTAAGGCCCCTTCTCCAGTTTAACTTAAATATCTATTACGATAATTTAGTGTATCTGAAAACGATTTCATCGTTTGAATCTAGGTCGAATCTAGCAGGGTCTACTTTAATAGTAGTATTCCCGTTAGCAACAGTTACCTGTATATCTCCAGTAGCATCTGTACCTTCGAAATACTGGATTCCGTTAATAAAGACCTCTAAAGATTTAGAGATGATATCTCCAACAACTACTTCAGTAACAGCATCACCGTCAACAGTTGGACCATTTACCATTTTCATGGCAAAATCACCAGCAACAATAATGTCTTCTTCGATATCAGAAATTCTAGTATCGATAGATGTAACATCAGCGTCAGTTGAAGCAATCTCAGCAGCTAATGCAGCTTCGTCAGCAGAAACTCTTGAGTCTAAAGACGTAAAGTCAGCGTCAGTTGCAGCGATTTCAGCAGCTAAAGCAGCTTCTTCAGCAGAAATTCTTGCGTCAGATGATAAGAAATCAGCGTTAGTAGCAGCAATCTCAGCAGCTAATGCATCTTCTTCTTGTGAAACTCTTAAGTCTAAAGAAGTAAAGTCAGCATTTGTTGCAGCTATTTCAGCAGCTAAAGCAGCTTCTTCAGCAGAAATTCTTGCATCAGATGATAAGAAATCAGCATCGTTAGAAGCGATTTCAGCAGCTAATGCATCTTCGTCGTTAGAAACTCTTAAGTCTAAAGAAGTAAAGTCAGCGTTAGTAGCAGCTATTTCAGCAGCTAAAGCAGCTTCTTCAGTAGAAACTCTTACGTCTAATGAATCAACATCAGCGTTAGTGTCAGCTATTTCAGTAGAAACTCTAGTATCTAATGAAGATACAGAAGCGTTAGTCGACGCGATTAAGTCTGTAACAATACCATCATTGATAGTATCGATAGACGTAACAACGTTTACCATTTCTACGAAACTTTCAACAACACCGTTTCCATTCTCTCCTAAAGAAAGAACGTTATCAACTCTATCGTTTAAGTCACTAACATCAGTGTTAGTTGCAGCGATTTCAGCAGCTAAAGCAGCTTCGTCAGCAGATACTCTTGAGTCTAATGAGTTAACATCAGCATCAGTAGCAGCGATTTCAGCAGAAACTCTAGCGTCAATTGAAGTAACGTCAGCGTTAGTTGCAGAAATTTCAGCAGCTAAAGCAGCTTCTTCAGCAGACATTCTTGAGTCCATTGAAGTAACATCAGCATTTGTAGCAGCTATTTCAGCAGCAAGTGCAACTTCATCGTTAGAGATTCTTAAATCAATAGATGAATTGTTAGCAACAGATGCAGCTTCTTCAGTAGAAATTCTATTCTCTAATGAAGTATCGGCGTTAGCTCTTGCTAATGCTTCAGCTGTAATGTTTGCTTGTAGGTTATTATCTCCAAGAATTCTTGCAGCTTCTTCGTCAGCAATTGCTGTATCGATTGAAATAACGTCAGCGTTAGTTGAAGCAATCTCAGCAGCTAAAGCATCCTCGTCTTGAGAAACTCTTAAGTCTAATGATGTAAAGTCAGCGTTTGTTGCAGCAATCTCAGCAGCTAAAGCAGCTTCGTCAGCAGAAACTCTGTTATCAACTGAAGTAAAGTCAGCGTTTGTTGCAGCAATTTCATTAGCTAAAGCAACCTCATCGTTAGAGATTCTAAATTCTAATGAACCATCTTTTTGACCTCTTAAAACTTCTTCGTCAGAAACTCTAAAAGTTAATGAAGAAACGTCAGCGTTAGTAGCAGCTATTTCAGAAGAAAGCGCTAATTCGTCTTGAGAAACTCTGTTATCGATTGAAGTAAAATCAGTGTTTGTAGCAGCGATTTCGTCTTGTAAAGCAACAACGTCAGCAGAAATTTTAGCCTCTAATGAAGCATCTTTCTGTGCTCTTAAAACTTCCTCATCAGAAACTCTAAAAGTTAAAGATGAATCAGCAGCAGCTCTAGCAACTTCTTCGTCAGAAACTCTTGAAGTTAATGAAGAATCAGCAGCAGCTCTAGCAGCTTCTTCAGTAGAAACTCTTGCATCAGATGATACAAAGTCAGCATCAGTAGAAGCAATCTCAGCAGCTAAAGCGTCTTCATCGTTAGAAACTCTTAAGTCTAAAGAATTGAAGTCAGCGTTAGTTGCAGCTATTTCAGCAGCTAAAGCAGCTTCGTCAGCAGATACTCTTGAATCAACTGATGAAAAATCAGCGTCAGTAGCAGCTATTTCAGCAGCTAAAGCATCTTCGTCGTTAGAAACTCTTAATGATAAAGATAAAACTTCAGCATCAGTAGCAGCAATCTCAGCAGCTAAAGCAGCTTCTTCAGCAGAAATTCTTGCGTCAGATGATAAGAAATCAGCATCAGTAGCAGCAATCTCAGCATCTAGTGCATCTTCTGAATCAGAAACTCTAGTATCTAATGAAGATACAGAAGCATTAGTTGAAGCGATTAAGTCTGTAACGATGTTATCATTGATAGTATCAATTGAAGTAACAACATTTACCATTTCTACGAAACTCTCTACAACTCCGTTGCCATTCTCTCCTAAAGAAAGAACATTATCAACTCTGTCATTTAAGTCAGTAACATCTTGGTTTGTGTCAGCTATCTCAGAAGCTAAAGCAGCCTGGTCAGCAGAAACTCTAGCATCAATTGAAGTAACATCAGCGTTAGTTGCAGCTATTTCAGCAGCTAAAGCGTCCTCGTCTTGAGAA